CTATTATCAATGCTTCCTTAGAAGCAATCAACTCTTTTAATTCATCTTTAAGAGTCTTTAGTTCATCATTATTAGATTCAATTTGCTTGTTGGTTGTCTTTAGTAACTCTATCTCTTTATTGATGTCGGTAATAAAACTTGCCCAGGTACGACACTGGACGTTTAGATCGGAAACTTCTCTATTTTTAGTAGATATGTCAAAGGATATATTTGAGATTTCGGTAAGCCTGCTATTAATACTATCCAATTCTTCAGCAATTTTTCCCTTACCTGATTCAATTTCAGTAATCTGTGAATTGCTTTTCTCAATAATAGTGGCCTTGTGTTCGTGGGCGATTCCTTGACGACAAGTTGGACAATCATCATATGATGAAAAGAATTGCGTCTCCTTGCGAAGCTTTTCCAATCGGAGATCAACTTGTCTTGCAATATCGCGGATTTTTTCCAACCTACCCCGTACCTTGTCTTGATCGCCAATGTCACTAGACTTTTTTTCGATTTCAGTTTGTAGCTTTTCGATAGAGGCATTCGTATGCTGGATGTTGGTAGTGAGTTCATTTACTTTTGCCTCCTTCTGCTTTACTAACTCTTCGTTATTTTGTTTAAGCGAATCGATATGTTTCTTGTATAACTCTATCTTCTCCCCAACCGCCTTAGTATTAAAGTCGGTTGCTATTAAAGTATCTCTATTAGCCGATAACTTACCCTTAAGTAAGGTATTCATGGTAGAGAATATCTGTATGTCTAACAAGTCCTCAATAACATCTCTTCGGTTTTGGGTTGACAGCTGCATGAAGGGTACAAAGGCTGCACTACCAAGGATTACTATTTGCGAAAATGATTTATGACTTAACTTAAGAATGCTACGTTCAAACATTTCTTGGTAATCGCGGGCCTCTGCATCCTGATTTATTGGTTTACCGTCTTGGAGGATCTCAAAGATAGAAGGCTTCATACCTCTTCTTACCTTATACTCCCTCTTTCCAATAGAGAATTCCACCTCCACCTCCAACCCCTTGCTGTTGATGGAGTTGATGAGTTGTGGTTTGTTTATCTTACGGAACGGCTTGCCATAGAGTGAGTAACAAAGGGCATCTAACAGCGTAGATTTACCTGCCCCATTCTCACCCACTATAAGTGTTGACTTGTGTTTGGTAAAGTCTATCTCTGTAAACGTATTTCCAGTTGAAAGAAAATTCTTCCACTTTATAGTTTTAAAAAATATCACGCAATCTCCATACTTAACGCTTCATTGTATAGGTTACGGAGTAAATTTTCCAGCTTTGGCTTATCTACTTTAAGTTCCAATTGATCCACAAACTTGTTAAGTATGGTTAAGGTATCTTCTGCCTCGTTAACAATATCGGCATCATCTTCTAAGTTAAGGTTAAGGTGATCCTCTACCACCTGTAAGTCCAGTAACCCCCCTCTTTCCAATCTCTCAATGAATAGATCGAACCAGTATGGGTTAACTTTGTTCTTAATGATGACCTTAACTATACTATCCTTATATTGATTATAGTCATCTACGATAACGTCAGACATGCTCTTGTTAAGATCATCATACCATATCTTATGGAACATGACGTTGGGGTTAGGTACGAATTCTAACTCCCTGGTATCAGTATCTAATATATGAAAGCCTTTCGCATCCTCAAAGTCCGACCATGTCATTTGGTAAGGGGTACCAGTATATACTATGTTACCTCTCTTACTACGGGTATGGAAGTGCCCTGATATGACGAGATCAAACTTATCAAATACATTCTTATCAAGACCGGTATCACATACAGCACCTTTGTGCATCTCAAAGCCACTTATCTCAAAGTGACCGATACAGATTTGGGCTGTTGACATCTCCATTGCCTTAAGCACCTCTACCTCATTCTCTGGGCATATCCAAGGCACCATTAGTATACTAGTACCATTAAAGTCGTACTCCTTTGGTATCTGTACTTGGTTTATGTTTGAGAATTGATTAAGAAGGAGGTCAAGAGAATTAACATCATTCGTATTCTTATAGTAGGTATCGTGATTGCCAACTAACAACCAGCTACTATACTTTGAATGGTTAAGGGGGTCAAAGAAATACTCTTTACAATTCTTTAACGTCTGATAATTGATATACTTACGCCTATCAAAAACGTCGCCAAGTTGAATGACATTCTCCACCCCATGCTCTTCTAGATAAGGAAAGAATACCTCATCATAGAATTTCTTAAAGTGCTTATGAAAGTGTGGGCTATCACCTCTAGCCCCAAAGTGACTATCCCCGAGTATTGCTATCTTCATCTATCGGCTCTTCCTCTTCAATAAATTTCTCGAGACCTTTTTTACGAAGCTTTTTCTTCTTATCTAAGTTCTCTTCGAAGTTAATAATAAAATCGTTCATATTCTCATTTTCCATATCAATGTATGCCGGAGTAAACTCCCCCTCATCATTCTCACCCTGTTCTATGAGCGTATTCATAAGCAAGGAGTTACCTAATACTTTGTGCTTGATGTAGAGTTGCTTTTTCTCTTTTTGGATTCGTCTGAGGAAGGCGTAGTAGATGATTTGCGTAAAATACGCAAAAGGGTTATCAGATTTGCTAGGGTCAAAGTTATCAATATAGCTAATACAGTTTTCAATACCATCGCTTATCATCTCCTCCCTATACGAGTAATTAATAAAATTGGGCTTGTATGATAACCTCTGGGCTATCATTAGCATACAATGTCCAATGTAATTAGGGATGCGAGGTTTTTCTGTATTGTTCTGCTTTGACTCAATTACAGCATTTCTATATTCTACTACTGATGCCAATAATTTCTTATTATCAACATAATGATTGGGCTGGCTCATAATATCCTCAGTTCAAAGGCTTCTTAGCCATGTGTCGTTCTAACATAGCAAGATAGCTATCATAGTTGGTAGATTTTTTAGGCCCCACCGCCTCCATCAAATCAGCTACTAGGCTGGGATCGATATGTTCTTGTATTGCCTTGAGTGCACTATCGTAGTACTCAGGCAATCCCTGTACGGGCTTACAAGTCGTCTCTACACTATGTCTTTGTACTTTTAAATTCTCTTCAGACGTGAATGGAATATATCTTTGTAAGGTAATGGTTGGAGGACCATTAACTCTGTGTACATACAGAATTTGTAATGGGTTGTTAACGGTAATACTTTCGTAGTCCTCCTTAACTATACTCCCCACTATTTCTGTGCCTGATGTTAATCTTAATACTGTAACCAATTTAACTCCTTAGTTCAACATTGTATATCTTATAGTCGAACTTCTCCTCGTTGTACATTTTAATACGTTCAACGAAGTGTAGTATAGTATGATTCTTCTTTGACTTCCAGCTTAAGTCGTCAGCGATGTCGTATAGGGTAAACATATTTTTACTAAACAACTTTCTAAGCCCGCGTCCAATAGATTGAAGAACTTTAATTCTTGACTTTGACGGACTTGCAAATATAACATTATGTAAATTCTTAATATTTATCCCTGTGGAGAATGTACCTAGGGAGGCTACAATTATACCGTCTTGTATATCTTCTACCTCTTTCCTAATATCTTCTCTTATCTCCCCATCCACATCCCCGTCGACGTAGTACAACTGTCTATCACCCATCTTATCTTTAAGCATATCGTAGATGGCTTTACCATGGGCCTTATGTCTGAATAATACCAGACTATTACCTTTTAGAGAAATAGCGAGATTAGTAACAAATTTATTACGATGCTGGCTAGTAGTGATAAAACTAATCTCATCAACATATTGCATCCCCTTAATTGACTTTCTGGTCTCTTCTGAATGGTTTAGTACTATGGCCTTAATCTTAAATTTTGATAGAGTATTATTTTCAATTAACTTAGCCGTTGTAGTAACTTTCTTAACCGGTCCAAACAAACCTTCTAGTACCAGTTTATGGGTCTCGGTTCCATCCAATGTACCGGTAAACCCAAACCTATATTGGCAGTCAGTCATCTTACTCATGATGTCTGTTAGGCTTTTTGCCTTAAATAGGTGCGCTTCATCTCCTACCACTATACCGAATCTCTTAAACCATTCTTTAGGTAACTTATATATGGATTGCCAGGTGGAAACGTAGATAGGTTTATTTGATTCTTTTTCAGCTCCTGCCAATATCCTATGACATAGTTTATTGGGATCGTCCTGCATGTAGTCACCAAAGTCTGTTGCCATTTGGTGTACAAGGGAGGTGGTGGGCACGATGATAAGTGCTGGTCTATTAGGATTTCTACTTAATAACTGCATTACAATGGAGAATATCATCAATGACTTACCCGAGGCCGTTGGTGATACAAACAATGCACGTTTGGTTCTGATGGCATGGGTATAGGACTCTACCTGGTAGTCACGAACCTCAATATCTGGTCTCTTGATGTATCTCTTTACATCAACCTCGGCATCAACCAATGAGTACTCTTCATCACAGAAGGCGTTAGAGTTATCATACTCTATTTCGTATTCTCTTTCACGTGCAAATATCTCAACATACAGACGGAGACCGGCATATACCCTCTTGGTCATGATGTTGTATAGCCGTATCTTCCCATCCCACATCTTATTACGGTACATAGGTGAGAATTTAGCCCCTGGCACACTAAACGTAAAGTATGCACTCAGTTCATATGCTACATCAGGATCACAATGTATCTTTATATAAACATCATCTACTCTTGTAATAACTAGTTTACTCATGCACCTACTTTAAACTTCTCCCAATCGATGGCTGCCTTTATCTGGAAACCACGGGAAGGTAATGATTTAATAATTGACTCCACAAACTCTACCTTATCGGCCTGGAGGCTTATCATAGCCTTGGCCTTGGCGATATCCTTATCGGCCTCCATATAGGTAGGTATGTCAGTCTTTAAAATACGGAGACCAAAGGGCTCCCAATGATTTGACCGTAGTTCTTCCTCACTCAGTGTTCCGTTATAGTATTCGTATTTTTCTTTGTATAGACGTTTATAATCTCTCTCCCAGTTCCTTAAAGTGGTTCTTTCTTGGGAGTAGATCTTATAATATCTGGAATGTAGTTGGGGAATGCGTAGAGACTCTTCACCTAACTCCGTACGGTCAATAGATGAGTCTTTTTCCCACAATGCCTCTATTTCTTCTAACTTCATATCACCTCACTGTATGCACAACAAATGTATTATAATGTAAACGTATTCTTAAATCAAGTATTCCAAGTCGAAAGATTGGTAAGTAAAGGTAGCTACTGCATCTATGTAATCAACATCTGTCATACGTGTGTCAAACACTAGTTCAGATAAGGCTGATGGATATAGGTTCTTGAACTTGCACAGTGCCAGAGGCTTCTTAGAACTGGAGAGAATGGTAAGGGTGGCGTCTGAGAACACCCCCTCCCCAGGATTGGCATTTGCCAGGGAGTTATAACCAGTAAAGCCTTCATTACGAGTAATCTTTGTTAACCATGTATATAATTCGTAATAATTACGAAGTTCCTCATCTACTCGAAAAGTAATATTTAAATCGTTATAGTCAATTTTATCACCTGGATATTTTAATACATTGAATGGAGTATTAACCTCTGCTCTTCCTATACTTAACGAAGGGATGCTTGCACTTTGTACGAAGTAATTGACCCCGGGTGTCTTAAAAATTGAGAAATTAAATCCTAGGGGGGAAAGAAAGTTCTTGTTTGTAGGTATTCTATCTATAGCAGCCATAATATCTCCTTATGAGTATTTATCGGCAATAAAAAAAGGGCCCCGAAGAGCCCTTTTAAATCTACTAAATGCAATCTATTTTTTTTATTATTTTGATTACATTAGGTTAGAAACGATAACACGTCTGTAATAAACGTTGGTGTCAGCGGTTAGTGCACCTTGGGTTGAGCCTGCAGCACCGTCAGCGAATGGGTTTGAAACCATACCGTAACGAGTCTTAAAGCCAATCTTTGGTTGGAATGTGTCTTGATCTACTGCACGAACCATTTGTAATGGAACATATGGGCAATAGAATAGACCAGCATCGAATGCGCTAGAGCCCTTGTAGCCTACTGTCAGGTATTGACCAGCAGCGCTGTTTGAGCCACCAGCATATGGGTCGATGTATACACGAATACGACCGTTTAGAACACCAGCAAAAGTATTGCCTGTGTCGTCTACGTTGAGGTTGTTGCTGTTCAGGGCAGGAGCGTAATCAAGAACACCAGCCATTTGAAGAGCAGAAGCTACGTCAGATGAACAGATGATGATGTTACCTTTACCACGACGAGTTGCTTTAGCAATTTGATTTGCTTCACGCTCGACTTGGAACATCAGGCCTTTGAACTTCTCAACTGACCAACGACCGTTAGAGTCGGTGTCAAGATCGAAAATACCGGTTGTAGTTGTATTCTCAGTAGCACCACGGGTAGCGGTGATGTTGATAGTACGGATAACTTCGCGGTTAATTTCAGCAAGAATCTCAGAAGAAAGAATGTTAGACAATTCTGTCTCAGCATCCAATCCGTGAACAGCACGCAAGTCTTGCGCTAGTTCCATTGAGTATTCAGCTTTCAGAGCACGTGACTTAGCAGTAACAGTTACTTTCTCGATAGAGAAGGCCATTTCTGGGAATACCAGAGT